AGTCTACAGAAAAAGCCATTGTTGAAGAAATAATGCAATGGTCGGAGACTGCGTTAGAAAAGCCTAGCCCTCAATTTAACAACCTACCGCCCTGTCCTTACGCTAGAAAAGCATTGATGGACGAAAAGGTTGCCATTCTTTTTAAGTACGATGACTCCTATCAAGTCTTGTATTCGTGCGTATCACAATTTGATGATAACTTCGATCTAGCCATTATCGCAGATATTAACTTTGACGAGGATTCTGACGCATTTCACGAGTATTTAGATCAACTAAATGATGTGATTGCAGAGGGCATGTTTATTGATAAAGATGTTTGGGTTATGGGTTTTCATCCCAACGATGAACCGAGTGACTTTGTACAAGAAATAATTTTTGATTACGAAAATGATACCGAATACTCCATGATCTTTGTTCAAAGATTGTCGAAGCTGCAAGAAGCAGCAGACAAGTTGGACAAAAAAGGATATTATGATAGTTATAATGGTAAATATAACGCGTCAGACATCTATGCAAAACGGACTGAACTTTATAGGAGACTAAAAAATGGCGATGAAACCTAAAAAAATGCGTAAAGGTGGTGCTGCTAAGAAGATGCGTGGCGGTGGCATGGTTAAAAAAATGCGCGGTGGCGGCATGGTTAAAAAAATGCGCGGCGGCGGCGCGGTAAAAAAGAAGAAGAAATAAATGACTGTATCTAACAGCAAAGATTTTGAATTAGACGTAGCTGATTACGTCGAAGAAGCATTCGAGCGATGTGGTCTTGAGGTGCGTACTGGTTACGACCTCAAGACGGCTAAACGTTCGCTTAATCTATTGCTGGCGGATTGGGCTAACCGCGGCCTTAATCAGTGGACGATCAAGCAAAGATCGCAAGCTCTGACGCAAGGCACGGGTGAATACGCCCTAAATGCAGACATTATTGATGTTTTGTCGGTAGTTATTCGTAGAGACGGCACAGATTACTCGCTAGAGCGATTGAGCCGGGATGAATATCTGACAATTCCGACAAAAACGACACAAAGTCGTCCCAATCAATTCTTTTTAGATCGTCAATTGACGCCAAATTTGAAGCTATGGCCTGTTCCAGAGAATAGCACTGACGTAGTTTACTACGATGCTTTGACTAGGATGGACGATGCGGACATTTACACCAATACAATGGATATGCCTTTTAGGTTTTACCCTTGTTTAGCCGCAGGATTAGCTTACTACATCGCATTAAAGAGAGCGCCTAACCGGGTGCAAATGCTGAAAAGCGTATACGAAGAAGAGTTTGACAGGGCTGCAACGGAAGATCGAGATAGGTCTTCATTCAACGTCGTACCTAAGTATGAATACTACAGGACGGGCTGATGGCTAAGTTTGCATCTGGTAAAAACTCCTACGCAATATCGGACCGCTCTGGTTTTCGTTATCAATATAAGTTGATGAAAAAAGAGTGGAACGGCTTGCTTGTGGGTCCAGATGAGTATGAACCGAAGCATCCACAGCTTGGTCCGTTTAGAAAAGTGGTTGATCCACAGGCTTTGCAGAACGCAAGACCGCAGCCGGACAACCCTACAAGCGCGTTTTTGGTCGTTACGACAAACGGCATTGTTTACTTAGGCAATGGTAACTGGAGTACCGGCGGAACGGCAGAAATGCCGTCAGAATTAGAAATAACCACTGCTTTACAAGGCGCAGTTGGTACAGTATCGGTGGTGACGCCAGGAGTTTTACCTACGACGAGCTAAAAACAGCGATTCAGGACTATGCAGAGAACGATGAAACGTCCTTTGTAAACAATTTACCGGTGTTTATCAGGCAGGCAGAGGAAAGAATCCTCAAAAACGTGCAGTTGAGCCTGTTCAGAAAGAACGTCAGCGGCAATATGACGCAGGCAAACCAATATTTGGCGTGTCCTAGCGATTTTTTGGCACCGTTTTCGCTCTCTTTTACCGATGCTAACAGTAACAAGGTATTTTTGGAGTTTAAGGACACCGATTTTGTACAATCTTTCAACCCAAACCCGGCGACAACCGGTGATCCGCGTTATTACGCGGTATTTGACGTTGATAATTTTATTGTCGGTCCTACTCCCGACGCTGCAAGAGCAGTTGAGCTACATTATTTCTATAGACCGGCAAGTTTAACTGCTGGTGCTGGAAGCGGCACTACATGGCTGAGTGAAAATGCTCAAATGGCGATGTTGTACGGCAGTTTGGTAGAAGCGTACATATATATGAAGGGCGAACAGGATGTTATGGCCCATTATGAAAAAAGATTTGCTGAAGCGATGACAGGCATGAAGATGCTGGGTGAAAACAAAGAAGTCACCGATGATTATCGTACAGGTATGCTAGTGAGGCCGAAACAATGAGTTTCCCTGCGCTAGATTTAGATTTAAACCCTGATTTCAAAGTGGAAGTACACACCACTCAAAATCGTGGTTTTACACCAGAGGAAATTGCAGAGCGTTGTGCTGATAAAATTATATCAATCAGTGATTCTGCAAACCCTGCAATACAGGCACAAGCACATGCCTTTCGTAAGCACATAGTTAAAGTTTTAGAATTTTATATGCGCGAAGCGATAAAAAGTGATAGAACCACCGTGTACAATGCGATTAAGGATTCTGGGAATCTGGAACTCGCGGAACTAATTAGGAGACTGTAAACATGGCTTTCAGCGGAAACTACATGTGTACATCGTTCAAGAAGGAGCTATTGTACGGTGTCCACGACTTTGATCTCGCCAACGGCGATACATTTAAAATTGCTCTGTACGACAACAATGCGTCGTTTGATGCGGCTACTACCGCATACACTACCTCTAACGAGGTAAGCGGCACAGGGTATAGTGCGGGCGGAGGGGCGTTGACTAACGTTGACCCCACGTCATCTGGAACTACGGCTTTGACCGACTTCCAAGACGAAACTTTCTCCACGGCAACAATTACTGCACGTGGGGCGCTCATATATAATACAACTCCAAACACCACTTCTATTTCGGTAACCAACCCGTCAGTCGTAGTGTTGGACTTCGGCGGCGACAAAACATCCACCGCAGGTGACTTTACGATTGTTTTTCCAACTGCCGATGCAAGTAACGCCATTATTCGGATAGCGTAATGGCCGATGTTATCGTCCCAATAGGCGGCTGGGGCCGCTCTGGTTGGGGCGAGGGCCCGTGGTCACAAAGTGGTTTACCACAAGCTGCGGGTTCAGTAGGTTCTGTAACGGTCACGGCTGACGCCAATGCACCGGTTACTGGCCTGCAAGCGACTGGAAACGTCGGTAGTGTAACAATAGTTGCCGAAGCCAATGTTGCAGTCACGGGAGTTGCTGGTACAGGCCAAGTCGGCAGTGCTAGTGTAACGGCAGACGCCAATGTAAACGTCACAGGCGTGGCGGCTACAGGCCAAGTCGGTTCGGTTGCCATCACTGGCGATGCGAATGTCCCAGTTACCGGATTAGCCGGAACAGGAGCAGTAGGCTCCGTTACGGTTACCGCAGATGCAAACGTTAACGTTACGGGTGTGTCAGGAACAGGAGCAGTAGGCTCCGTAAGCGTCGAAGCTGGCGCGATTGTACCTGTCACAGGATTAGAGGCCACTGGGGCTGTTGGTTCCGTAACAGTTGTTGCAAAAGCCAATGTATTCCCAACAGGTCTTGAAGCTACTGGTGTAGTAGGCACTGCCACGGTTAGTGGTAAGGGCAACGTACCAGTAACAGGCTTGTCTGCGACAGGCACCGTTGGATCAGTTTCGATAAGGACTGGTCAGACTATTAACGTCGGCGGGGTTAGCGGAACAGGTCAAGTAGGAAGCGTCACCGTAGAAAGTGACGCTATAGTAAATGTAATAGGAGTCAGCGCAACAGGTAGTGTTGGTAACGTACTGGTTTACTCAAACATTGTCCCGGATCAAAATCCGGGTTATAGTGAGATTAATGTTAACCAGTCGCCATCATGGTCGGAGGAAGAACCAGCCCAGAGCGCAAATTGGACGCAAATAGCAGCGTGAGGATAAATTAGATGCCAAGTACCTATACAGTTAACCTCGGTATTGAAAAACCGGCTACTGGTGAGCAGTCGGGTACATGGGGCGATACTACAAACGTCAATTTCGACATTCTGGACCAAGCAATCAACGGCGCAGAGCGTGTTACGCTTACTAGCGCGGGTTCCTCCGGTTCTCCAAATTCACTTCAAATCACTAACGGTGCGACCTCAGACGGGCGCAATAAGTGGTTAGAGTTTTACAGTTCTAGCGATTTGGGTGGCTCTGCTTATGTGCAGCTTGACCCAAATGACGCTGAAAAAATAGTTTTTGTAAGAAACAGTCTGGCGGGTAGTCAGTCTGTTATTCTTTTCCAAGGCACTTACAACGCTGCGCGAGACCTAGAGGTCCCTGCGGGTGTTGATATGGTGGTCAAGTTTGATGGTGGTGGCGCAAGTGCTGCTACTGTTACAGACGTTTTTACCAAATTACGTGCTACTGAAATCACCACGCCTACTCTTACCGCGGGTACAGCCGACATTAACGGCGGTACTGTTGACGGTGCGGTTATTGGCGGATCAAGTGCTGCTGCGATTACAGGTACTACTGTTACGGCAAACACTAGCCTTAACATTGCTGGTGACGGTGCAACAGTTACGGGCATCAAAGACGAAGACGACATGTCTTCAAACAGCCCTACTAAACTGGCTACTCAGCAATCTATTAAAGCTTACGTTGACTCACAAGTCGGCACAGTCGATACATGGGCCGAGGTTCTAGCTAATGGAGCTACGTCTGGATCAACTAACCCGGAGGTAACGGCGGGTCAGGCGCTTAAAACCAATACGATTAACGAAACGTCTGCGGGCAGCGGTGTCACAATTGACAGCGTATTGCTGAAAGATGACGTAGTTAACGCTACTGATATTGAAACAAGCAGTATTTCCGCAAACGACGGCACGGCAGCGGCAACGATTGCCAACAGCACGGGCGTAATTACTATCGCTTCGTCGGTGCTGACGACCACGGATATTAACGGCGGTTCAATTGATGGCACCAACATTGGCGCGTCGAGCACAGGCACCGGCGCATTTACCACCCTCTCGGCCACAGGAAACTTAACGGTTGATACAGATACTCTATTTGTAGATGCCTCCGCGAATACAGTTGGTATTGGAACAACTTCTAACGTAGCCAGCTACAAGTTGCAGGTGCAGGGTGCTAACTTGTTGGTGGGTAACGCTCAGTCCAACAACCAGATTTCTGTAACCAGAACAGGGTCGGGGGCTACGGCGATTCACCTTCAAGCGTATTCATCAAACCCTGCCGTGTCGTGGGATAGCGGCACTCTTCGTTTTCTCAACGGTGGCCCGTTAACGATTAATGAGGATGGAGGTGATTACGACTTCCGCGTTGAGTCTAACAGCAACACCCATATGTTTTTTGTGGATGCTGGCAACAACCGGATTGGTATCAATAACAGTTCGCCAAGCGGTTTATTTGAATTACAAAATACAAGCAGTACAACTTTTGACGCAACGGATACAACCGGTCAAGTAAGTAATGGCGCTACTTTAAGCGTTCAAAACCTCAGCGACGACACAAACTCGTTTTCGCAGATTTTGCTACGAACTCGTAATGCCAGTAAGTCTGTCTCTCGTATTGCGTCCTTAGTAAACGGCACCGGAACTGATCTTGTTTTTGTGAACGAGCCGCAAGGATCAGACCCCGCGGAACGACTCAGAATTACTAAAGATGGTAAATTTGGCTTCAACACGTCGGTTCCAGTTTCTGACGTTACTATTTCTTCCTCAGATGATCCTGTTTTAACTTTGCGTGACGGTAAGTCGGGTAGCTCTTGGGTCGCTGGTGACGGTTTAGGACAGCTAGAGTATTACACGTCAGACGGCACTGGAATTGCGGATCACGCAGTAGCTCGAATAAAAACCATAAGTGGCGGCTCTAACAGTGCGGGCCCCGATGGCGTTATTGTTTTTGAAACCGCTGGTTACAACAGCACCCCGACGGAAAGAATGCGCATTGGAAACACTGACAATACAGTTGGTGGTGTCATTATTAACGAAGGTAGCTATAACCAAGACTTCCGCGTTGAGTCTGACAGCAACACCCACGCACTCTTTGTTGATGCGGGTAACAGCCGAGTCGGGATTAACAAATCGGCACCCGCCGCTTCCCTGCATGTCCTTGGCCCTGCGGATACCTCTGCTATTTCTACGTCATCCACCCCTGCGGCTAGGATTAACAACGGCGGCGCTATTTCAAACTGGATTGGCGCTAACGGCTATAACTATGGCTATATACAAGCCATTCAGGATGACGGCTCAAACAACATTAAACCAATAGTGTTACAGCCTTTGGGTGGAAATGTTGGTGTTGGGATCACCTCGGGCATTAGCGCGTTTATGCACCTCTACGGCAATTTTGAGGGGAACTACGCGTTAAAGTTCGATAACACCAAAGGTACGGGGCAGGTTTTTGGGGTAAGAAGCCACGGTACAAACGGCGAGCGGTTAGCGTTTTATGACGTAAGCAACTCCAAGCAAATGATGGCGTTCAGTGGTAATGCTGACGAAGGAACCATCTTTAACGAGGATAGCAATAACCTCGACTTTCGCGTTGAGTCTGATGGTTACACCCACGCGTTTTTCGTGGATGCTGGGAACGATAATGTAGGCATAAAAATCAATGCCCCACAAAGTGCTTTACACATCAACGAAAATGGTGGCCCACAATCAAGTGGGGATATGACCACTGGCCTAATTGTCTCAAACGGGACCGCGGGCACCGCTATTCAAATGGGTACAAACGACGCAAGCGGCTTTGGATACATTAAGTCTGCCTATGTCAATAGCTCACAAACTGGACGACCTTTATTGCTTTACACAGGCACAGCAAAAGCTGTAAGCGTTGAGTCTGGTGAGACAGTTATAAACGATGACAGCCTAGACCGCGACTTCCGCGTTGAGTCTGACAGCAGTACCCACGCGCTGTTTGTGGATGGCGGAGAAAACAACATAGGCGTTAGAAACTCTAGCCCACTTGATCCACTGCACATTCTTATCAATGAAGACAACAATGCAAATAGGCTTACAGGCGGCAACAGTGCTGATCTTGCAGGCGGCTTGAAGGTAGAAAACGACAACACTGCGGTTGATTCTTTTGCGGGAATGTTTCTAAGGTCAAACACTTACGACGTTAAACTTGTTGCATCAACAGGAACCGCTTCTAATGAGGGCGAGTTTATGTTGCTTACCGATACAGCCGGTGGCGACATGGCTTTAAGCCTTTACATAGATCAAGGCGAAACTGTTTTTAATGAGGATTCTCGCGACCAAGACTTCCGCGTTGAGTCTAACAACAATTCTACTGCGTTAGTGGTAGATGCTGGCTCTGACTATGTTTCTGTAGGGCAACAATCTGTTACTAACCCCGGAAATGGCAATAACAACACGGGCTGGTCTGCTACAACCGCAGGCCGGATGTGGGCATCAACAGGCGCTGACCATGGCTTCAATAGAACTTCTGATGGTGTCGTTTTATCTTTGCGAAGTGGAGGAGCCGAAGAAGGCACAATTAGCATATCCGGCACTACATGTTCTTTTAACGGCGGACACTTATCTCGTTGGTCTCAGCCTACAGATAACACACGCATCTCAGGGCTTCTTAAAGGCACTGTTATGACGAACTTAGACCAAATGGCCTCTTGGCCCAATAAGGCAAATGAACAGCTAAACTGCATGGCAGTGTCTTCTGTCGAAGGTGATGCTAATGTCGCGGGTGTTTTTGTTAATTGGGATGAAAGAGAAGGGCATATTGCAGATATGAACATCGCTATGACGGGCGACATGATTATCCGTATTGCCCAAGGCACAACTGTGCAGCGTGGCGATCTGCTTATGTCCGCAGGCGATGGCACAGCTAAAGCACAAGGCGATGATATTGTTCGCAGCAAGACAATCGCAAAAGTTACTTCAACGCACGTTACTTGCACATACGACGACGGAACATACTGTGTGCCGTGTGTGTTGATGGCGTGTTAACTTAAAAACTGTCATTAAAGGAGAAAGAAACATGGCAATTACTACAACTTGGAGCGTCAACCAAATGACGCATGAAGATTCAGACGGGGGTGTTATCCTCGTTTATTGGTCTTGCGTAGCGGCAAGCGACGGTGATCCCGTTTACACTGCTACCGAAGGCGGCAAGCTACGGCTTGATCCCGATCCATCAAGCCCCGACTACATTCCTTACGCCAATCTTACCGAGAACGACGTATTGGGTTGGGTCTACAACAGCTTGATTGAAGGTGACGAAACCGCTGACCAAGCAAAAGCGCGTGTCGAAGTAGACCGTACAGCTAAGGTGCAAGGTCAGATTGACCGTGCAGCGACGCAATCTGACGGTCTACCTTGGGACGCTTAATTTAACTTAAATAAGGAGACTTATAATGGCGAAAAATGAAAAGAAAACCATTACTGTCAATGATGTAGAACACAACGTTGATGACCTAACCGAGCAACAAGTTGCAATGGTTAACCACATTGCTGATCTGGACAAGAAGCTAGGAAGCCTACGCTTTAACATGGATCAGCTAAACGTAGGCCGTGAGGCTTTTGTCAATATGCTCACAGCGTCTCTCGCTGAAGTGGAGAGTGCTGAAGAAGCTGAAGTAGTGAACGGATGATATGCCCTTACAAAAGTTACAGTTCAGACCCGGAGTAAACAGAGAAACCACTTCGTATACAAACGAGGGCGGTTGGTTTGACTGTGACAAAGTAAGGTTTCGTTTCGGCACCCCTGAAAAGATAGGTGGCTGGGAAAAATATTCAGGTAAGAGTTTTTTAGGCACTTGCCGTGCATTACATCCCTTTGTAGCCCTTGCGGGAGAAAACTACTTGGGTGTCGGAACGCATCTTAAATACTACATTAACGAAGGTGGTGGTTATAACGACATCACCCCTATTCGTGAGACTACTTCTGCGGGCGACGTAACGTTTGCCGCGACTAACGGATCATCTACACTGACTGTTACAGACAGTAACCACGGCGCTTTAGAAAATGATTTTGTTACTTTTAGCGGCGCAGTCTCTCTTGGCGGTAACATTACAGCCGCTGTTCTTAATCAAGAATATCAAATAGCTCGTATCGTCAATACAAACTCGTATGAGGTCGTTGCCAGAGAAGTTGCAACACTTAATGACATCACGATTAATGGCGCTTACACACCCACTCCCGTACTAGCTAATGGATCAGACACCGGTAACGGTGGTGGCTCTATTGTTGGCACGTATCAAATTCAAAGTGGTTTGGACACAACAGTTGCCGGAGCCGGTTGGGGCGCAGGTACATGGTCCCGTGGCGCGTGGGGCTCTGCCGCTAGTTTGACTGCGGTAGGCGATATCTTGCGTATTTGGAGCCATGACAACTTTGGTGAAGACTTAATCATCAATGTTCGTGACGGCGGC